GTATAGCCGTGATCGGCAGTCCAGACTTCATTTATGCCCACATGGGTAGTAGCATTCCAGGATTCCCAGGAGGTGGTGCCTATGGTTGCACGCAGTGGGTCAATATACATGCCCAGATACTTGTAGGTGATACCGTCTGCATTTAGTGAACGGTAAACCTTGGTGTAAGGCAGTGTGATATCAAATTGCAACCATCCACTGGATGTCATGGCCGAGTCTATGGCTGATAATATACCCACTGTATCGTATTCACCCTGTATGGAAATTTGAGTGGTATTGTTGCCTGGTTTTGTAACGGTGATTGACATGCGTATTTTCTCTCTTTTAAAAATTGTTATAGATTAATATTCTAGTCTGATGGTCAGGTTGGAGCCTGTGCCACTGACTATGTCCACTGTGAGGTAATCATCAGGCGTTGCCAGGATGGTCACAGGTGTTGATATTTTATTTGTGCTGGTGGGTATCACAATGGTCTGAACAGAAATACCGTTCTTTCTTATTGCCGCAGTCACAGTCTGGGTTGGATTGGAATTTACCCAGGCAGTAACACTGCTGATGGCTATATTTGCTCTGGGATACATCCTCTGGGTGCCCACCACTGTGGAGATTGCTCCCGGAAACACCGCAGTGAGATTCTGCAGTGCAGCGGCGCCAGTGGCGCCGGTGGTGCCAGTTATACTACCAGTGGTAGTGAGATTGCCGCGGGAATTGATCTTTAGATCACCTACTTCGAATCCATTTCTAACTAAAAAATTACTGATTGCCATGATTTTCTTTCAGTGCCCTGCTCATATGATATCCGCTGAGTCAGTCTGACTCAGCGGATCATTGGCAAGTAGTTGATAAAACGGGATAATCCCGTTTCATCTAATCCACAGTTTTAGATAACTGTGTAGTACTTGGTCACGCGCACATTGGTGTTGGCCTGAGCTGCAATAAATTGCAACTGAACCACTGCACCACTGATGCTGGCGTTCATGATACCCACGTTACCGTTGGTAAACACCACACCATACTCACTGACTGTGGCAGTGGTATCGTCATGTATCACTATGGCCTCTGATGCCTGATACTTGCCAGCAGCAGTGGCTTGGACCACATACTTGGCACTGCGATAGCTGGCCTTGGCAAAGCTATCAATGGTTGTTGCTGTATCAGCCGTGGCCACTGTAACATTGCCACCGTAGTTGACCCAGGCACCAGTACTGGTAATACTGGATTGTAGGGTATGGCTAGTAGCACCAGTTTCACCAGTGTAAAATACCACACCAGTGTCAGCAGCAGCAATTTCATGATTACCATTGCCACTGAGGATGCTGGTTATGGTCTGTGTGGTGGTCAGCTTGCGTACATCAATCAAATCGCCGCTGAGTGGCGCTTCAGTGAATGTAAGAGTATTACTGCTCACGCTGTAGGCCAGGGTTGGAATCTGAACCACACCGTTAATACTCACTATGCAAGATGCAGTGGTCTGCGCCGATGTCAGGCCAAACACAACCGTAACACCGTCGCCAGTGAACTGCTGGTCAGCAATAACTGTGAACTGCGTGCTGGTCTGATTCCACTGATTGGAACCACCGTTGTAGTATTCCAGAGCATTCAGTGTGCTGTTGTAACGCAACATACCTGCCGTGTCCGTGCCACCAGTGGCACCAGGACGCTGTGCAGTGGTACCCACTGGCATTATCATGGAGTCAGTGCTGTTGATGGTCAACTTGGCACCGCGCACCAGACTGGACAACACACTGCTACCACCAATTACCACCTGATCATATGCACTACCGGCCTTGGCCCATACCAGTGTGGTATCAGCACCGCCGCGTACGATCAACTCATTGCCCACTGCCTGTGTGCTGTTGAATGTGGCACTCTTGCCCACAAACACATTGGCAGCAACACCCAGACCGCCCTGGGAAATAATGGCACCAGTTCCGGCGCTCACGCTATCCGCTGTGCTGGCACCCAGCAATGTACCATTGACTGTGGCAGCACCAGTGCTAACCAGTGAACCCACAGTAGCAACACCTGCCACGCCCAGTGTATTACTGGCTGTAATAGTTGTGAATGCACCAGTGGATGCTACGCCGGCGCCGATGGTTGTACCATTCACGCTACCGCCAGTGATGGTTGCACCAGCACTGCTGAAGTTAGTCACTGTGGCATTGGTGGATGCAACATTGGTCAAGCCAGTGAGCGAACCGCCAGTTACCTGTGCATTGGCTGAGCTGAAGTTGTTGACAACACCAGTGGTTGCTGCCAGTGTAACACCAGTGACGCTGCCGCCAGTGATTTGTGCATTTGGTGTAGTCAAAGTGGTTGCACCCACAGTGCTACCGCTGACTGGAGTCGCTGTGATAGCACCACCAGTGATGGTTGCATTGCTGCTGCTCAGGTTAGTGATCACGCCAGTGCTGGCACTCAGTGTGATTCCCGTTACGCTACCGCCAGTGATTTGCGCATTTGCAGTATTCAACACTGCTACTGTGGCAACTGTGAAGTTACCAGTGCTACCACTGATTGGTGTGGCGCTGATAGCACCACCAGTGATCTGTGCATTGCCTGTGCTGAAGTTTGTGGCAGTGGCCGTGGTCAGTGCTGCACTGGTATTAGTAATGCTACCGCTAACAATTGCTGCCGTACCGCTGAATGCACCGATAAACGTGGTTGCTGAGAGTGCATTCACGCTTGGGTTCACTGTCAGGCCAGTGCTGGCAAAAGCCTGCAGGTTACCGCTGGTTGCGTTGACAAATTCCAGGTAGAATGTGTTGTTGACAGCAGACGCAACCACATTGTCAGTGAGACTGACCTGTGCAGTTGCAACTGTCCCAGACACTGTGCTGGCAGCTACACTACCACCAGTTACCTGTGCATTGGCAGTAGTGAAGTTGGTTGCGCTCAGGTTAGTGAATGCACCAGTGCTACCGCTGATTGGGGTCGCTGTGATAGAACCACCACTGATTTGTGCATTTGCACTGACCAGAGTCGCAGCAGTTGCAGTGGTAAACGAACCAGTGCTACCGCTGATTGGTGTGGCGCTGATTGCCCCGCCAGTTACCTGTGCATTAGCAGTGCTGAAGTTAGTAACCACACCAGTTGTAGCTGCCAGTGTAACGCCAGTGATGCTACCGCCAGTTACCTGTGCGTTGGCAGTGCTGAAGTTAGTAACTGCCCCAGTAGTAGCTGCCAGATTGGTCAGTGTTGCATCAGTGGCAGCCAGTGTGCTGAGACCTGATACTGTTCCACTGCTGATAGCAGCAGTTCCAGTGAATGTACCCACAAAGTTTGTGGCTGACACTGTATTGGTACTAGGGTTAGCAGTGATGCCAGTGCTGGCAAATGCCTGCAGGTTACCTGATGCACCACTGGTGAATTGCAGGTTAAAGCTGGCATTGGTCGTGGAAGCAACCACATTGTCAGTAAGACCAACCTGTGCAGTGGCAACCGTTCCATTGATGGCGCTTGGTGCAATACTACCACCAGTGATCTGTGCATTACCAGTGTTTAGCGTGGTGAATGTACCAACCAGGGCTGATGCGTTGGACAAACCAGATACGCTACCACCAGTGGCCGTGAGGCTGGCCGTGTTGATGGATGCACCAGTGATGGCACCGCCAGTGAGCTGAGCGTTACCGCTGTTCAGTGTGGTAAATGTACCAGTGGTTGCAGCAGCACTGGTCAGACCAGATACGCTACCGCCGGTGGCTGTCAGGCTGGCTGTGTTAACAGTTGCACCACTGATAGCACCACCAGTAACTTGCGCATTACCAGTGTTTAGTGTGGTAAATGTACCAACCAGTGCTGCTGCACTGGACAAACCAGATACACTACCACCAGTGGCCGTCAGGCTGGATGTGTTGATGGTTGCACCAGAAACACTACCGCCAGTGACCTGTGCATTTGCAGTACTGAAGTTAGTAACCACACCAGTTGTAGCTGCCAGTGTAACGCCAGTGATGCTACCGCCAGTTACCTGTGCATTAGTGGAACTTAATGGACCAGTGATAACACCAGTGGAGGTGAGTGTACCTGCCACTGTAGCACTACCGCCCACCACTGCTGCACCAACTGTGTTCAGAACTGGTACTGTGAGATTCTTGTTGAAGCTCCAGGAATCCGTTGTTCCGCTGTACAATACAGTTGCGTTGGCACCAGCAACAGTCAAACCAGCACCATCAGCCTGTGCAGCACTGGTTGCGCCGCTGGCCAGTGTGATGTTAACATCTGCTGTACTCAATGTGGTGGAATTAACTGTGGTGCTTACACCCTGAACAGTCAAGTTACCACTGATGATTGTGTCGCCGCCAACATTAAGATTCTTAGCAATGCCAACTCCGCCTGCAACAATCAGTGCACCATTGGTAGCCAATGTACTCTGTGTGGTGCCAGTGACAGTTGCAGTGGTTCCAGACAATGTTGTGAAACTACCAGTGCTTGGAATTGCATTACCAATTGGAGTATTATTAATACTGTCAAAAGTTCCGCTGCTGGCAGTCAGGTTAGTAAAGCTACCAGTACTACCACTGATCGGTGTGCCAGTGATCGCACCACCAGTGATCTGTGCATTTGCAGTAGTCAGTGTGCCCGCAGTTGCAGCAGTTGCAGCCAGAGTGGTAAAGCTACCAGTGCTACCGCTGATTGGGGTTGCTGTGATATCGCCGCCAGTGACTTGTGCATTTGCAGTGGTTAGAGTTGTTGCACCCACTGTGCTACCACTGACTGGTGTGCCAGTGATGCTACCGCTGCTGATAGCAGCGGTTCCAGTGAACGTACCCACGAAGTTGGTGGCTGATACTGTGTTTGTGCTAGGGTTAGCAGTAATGCCAGTGCTGGCAAATGCCTGCAGGTTACCTGATGCACCACTGGTGAATTGCAGGTTAAAGCTGGCGTTGGATGTGGAAGCTACTACATTATCAGTGAGGCCAACTTGTGCAGTGGCAACTGTTCCATTGATGGCACTTGGTGCAATACTACCACCAGTGATCTGTGCATTACCAGTGTTCAGTGTCGCAAAAGTACCAGTGGTCGCCGCAGCACTGGACAAACCAGATACGCTACCACCAGTGGCCGTGAGGCTGGCTGTATTGATGGATGCACCAGTGATGGCGCCGCCAGTGAGTTGAGCGTTGCCGCTGTTCAGTGTGGTAAATGTACCAATTTCTGCGGAGGCACTGGTCAGACCAGATACGCTACCGCCGGTGGCTGTCAGGCTGGCTGTGTTAACAGTTGCACCACTGATAGCACCACCAGTGATCTGTGCGTTACCGCTGACCAGATTGGTTGCTGTGGCAGTGGTTGCCGTTAGTGTGCTGAATGCACCAGTGCTACCGCTGATTGGTGTGGCGCTGATAGCGCCACCAGTGATCTGTGCGTTTGGCGTGGTCAGTGTGGTTGCACCCACTGTACTACCGCTGACTGGTGTTGCTGTAATAGCGCCGCCAGTGATCTGTGCATTTGGTGTGGTCAGTGTAGTTGCACCCACTGTGCTGCCACTGACTGGTGTTGCTGTAATAGCGCCGCCAGTGATCTGTGCGTTACCGCTGAGCAAGTTGGTTGCAGTTGCAGTGGTGGCTGACAACACAGCCAATCCAGTGACATTACCGCCAGTTACTTGTGCATTAGCAGTGCTGAAGTTTGTGGCAGTGGCTGTGGTCAGTGCCGCGCTGGTGTTAGTGATACTACCGCTAGTAATGGCTGCTGTACCGCTAAATGTACCCACAAATGTGGCCGCTGTTACTGATCCTACAGCTGGGTTGATAGCCACGCTGCTGGAAGCAAATGCTGCCAGGTTACCGCTGGTGGCATTCACCAGCTGTGGATAAAATACTGAGCTGGCGCTAGTGGCAGTCACTGCTTCAGTGAGAGCGACCTGAGCCGTTGCCACTGTGCCAGTGATGGCCGTGGACACCACACTACCGCCAGTGATCTGTGCATTTGCAGTGCTGAAGTTAGTTGCAGCCAGTGTTACAGCAGATCCATTGATACCAGTTACACTGCCGCCAGTAATCTGTGCGTTACCAGTGTTGACCGTGCCAATGCTGGCAGTGGTTGCTGATACGTTGGTCAGGCTAGTAGCACTACCGCCAGTGATCTGAGCATTGCTGCTGTTCAGATTTGTCACTGTTGCATTCACTGAACCCACATTGGTCAATCCAGTGAGTGAACCACCAGTGATTTGTGCGTTACCGCTGCTAAAATTAGTACTATTGGCAGTACTAAATGCTGCTGTACCAGTATGTGATCCAGCAATTGCACCACCAGTGATTTGTGCGTTACCAGTGCTGAAGTTAGTGGCGGTGGCGGTGGTAGCTGACATGGATGCCAGGCCAGTGACGCTGCCGCCAGTGATCTGTGCATTTGGTGTGGTCAGTGTAGTTGCACCCACTGTGCTGCCACTGACTGGTGTTGCTGTAATAGCGCCGCCAGTGATCTGTGCGTTGCTGCTGTTCAGATTCGTGATGGTACCAGTTGTGGAAACAATATTTCCAAATAGTGCACCGGTGATTGTACCAGCACTCAGCGCGCCAGTGATGGTTATATTGCCCGATGATACCACATCAGATGCTGTAACTTTACCAACTTTGATATTGGTGAAGCCAGCCACGCTTAAATTCTGAAAGCCCGCACCAGTATCGCCAGTGGCGATAGCAGTGAATGCTCCATCATTCTCGGACCATACCCAGGCTGTATTCACGCTGCCATAGCCTGTGAGAGTTGCCAGATTACGGTTTACCAGGATACCAATGTCATATCCTGACAATGAACCCACGTATCCGTTGTTAAACACCACCAGTGGGTCATTTACGTAGGTGTTGGTTGCACTAATGCTAGTAGAACTACCAGTAACACTCAGGTTACCAATAATACTAACATTAGAATTTAGTGTGATATCAGGGGCGAACAGCGCACCAGTTAACGTCTGGGAGGCTATTTTCCCCGCCGTAATAGTTGCGTCTGTGATCTGATTATTCTTGATTCTAGTTACTGCCATTTTTGTTTACTCCAAACATTAACAGTATTTAGTAACATCCAGTTGAATAGTACTATACCCAGTATTAAACTAGGATGAAAAATCAGTGCTTATTTGGCAAAATAGGTCTTCTGTACCCTAGCAGCACTCACTCCTGAGAACCCAGTGGCACGTAGTTGTACCACATTGCCAGCTAGTGTGGCCCCATAGGATGCCACTAGTGATACCCCAGTATAGATATTATTAGTAGTGCTGATCACTACCGCTGTGCCATTATGAACTACCCTGATGTCACTGAGCTGCTGTTCACCAGTGCTACTGGTAACTGATACTGAGTACTTGGCACTACTATAAATATCAGTATCAAATGCATCCAATATGGTTCCCTGATTATCAGTATTCACTGGAATACTGGGACTGGTCACTACTGATAAATTTTCGTCGATAGCAACCCCAGCTGCCACAAATCTCACATCAATTATATCTGAAGTTAATGGCGCAGTGGGAGTTCCACTGCTATAAAAAGTGATCTGATTGGCGCTCACCAGATAGCTGACCCCAGGACGCTGCAAAACCCCGTTGATGCTCACCAGCACTCCATCACTGGTTGCGTTGTGGTCCAGTGTGTAGGTATAACTGGTGCCATCTGGTGTTATGGTTTGATTGGTAATCTGGCTGGGTCCCAGTGGCAACCATTGATTTCCTGAATAATACTCAGGACTCAACAGGTCAGTGTTGTAGCGTATGCTACCCGATGGTGACGCAGTGGGTTGCTGAAAAGTGCTACCAGTGGGAATCACCAGCGCACCAGTGCTGGATATTACTGTAAGTGGCCCGTTAGGTACCAGTAGTAGATTTCCATTGGTACCCAGTATGTTATTGGTTCTCATGTTACCAGTGAAGCTGGTTGCACTGGCTGCACCACTTATGCTTGCATTGCCAGCAGTTACTGATCCCAGAACCAGGAGTTGAGTGAGTGCGCCCACGCTGGTGATACTGGGTTGGGCGGCAGTTTGCAGTGTTCCAGAGATAGTGCTAAACTGTGCAGAGCCACCAGCGACATTGCCCAGCAGATTACCAGTGATATTTGCTGAGAAATTTGCAGTAACGCCTGAGATATTACCACTGGATGAAATTCCAGCACTGCTGATGGTACCAGTGATCATGTTACCGGCTACAATGTATCCTGCACCATTGGCCTGCAGATTAAGGTTTCCGTTGATGTTAGTGATACCAACAGTATTACCACTGACGTTCACGTTTCCAAAATCGCTGGAGCCAAATTGTCCTATGCCCTTGAATCCAGTATATCGTGCACCCACTATAAAAATACTACGACTGGTGAATGAATATGGTGGTAGATTGGAATCAGGGAAGGTTAGCACACCGGACTGGTAGTCAAAGAACCAGGAGTCAGCTGCACCGCTGCCATTGGGAAACAACTGAGTACCAGACACCTGTGGTGAGCCAGACCCAGTGAGATCCAGGTACACACGCACCTGATATGTGGACCCAAATTCAGGAGTTACCCAATCAGTTAATCCTGTGTTCCAGGTGCGATTGGTGGCTGATGTGGAATCCATGATGGCTGGTGCACCAGTGTAAACGCCAACCACGCCAGAACTGGCCACCGGAATCACTGATGGTATACTCTGACTCTGTTGCCAGATCAGGTCGCCTCTGATTAGCAGTGGACTGGCCACGGATTCATTGCTGGGGCTCTTGGCAGACTGTACATCAGTCTTGGTGATGCCGTAGCCAATTTTTTTAAACAAGTAGTCTATTTTTTGTGTATCTGAGATAGCCATATTAGTTCGTTGCCGCTCCAATGCTGAGTGCAGACACTGATTGTCCCGCTGTAAGTTTGATTCTCACGTATATTTCATTACTAGGGGTACTGCTGGAGCTGACTGTACCAAAAGTCACTGTGACAGCCTGTGCCGTGACCACTGACCCCAGCACAGCAACACCGCCCAATGCTGCGCCGTTGCTACCATTACCACCGGAGCCAGTGTTGGTACCGGGTACTCCGGTACCAGCATAGGGCACACTGGTATCCAACCAACCATTGATACCACTGGTACTGTCCAGCTGGCTATCAGGTACGCTAACCCACATGCCGGCAATCGTACCAGTGTAGAGAATATTAAATTTACTCACTGCTGACCTGGTAAACTTCAGGGTAAAGTATTGTGCTGCACTGCGTCCCTGACTCAGATCAGGTCCTGCTGGCAAATAACCCACGCTGTAATTGGTCTGATCATGACGTAGTACTGCTGCAACAACTGTGGCATCAATTGTGCCCAGTGTGGATGATTGGCTGTTGAAGGGCAATGCTCCGGCAGATATAACTGGAGTATCCACTGCACCACTGTTGATCACCACACGCGCAGCGGTGCCTGATCCAATGCCCACTGATACTGGTATACTGGTTTCTTCAATATTATTGGTAATCCCAGTTTTATACAATACCAGGGATGACGGTGAAAACACACTGGAACCAGTGCTATAGCTATTATCCACTGATACAGTGGGACCAGCAGAACTACTGCCAAATCCACCTATTATATTCACTGGTACAGAAACTGCCGCACTGCCACTGCTCACGTATAAATTCCTAGCCAATGGTGTAGTAACACCTGCGGTGGCGTAAGTAATACTGGCAGGAGTTGCAAATGCACCACCAGCCTGCCCAGTGATAAATGTATCAGTTACTGGATACAGGTCCCCGCTGAGTTTGGAGATGTTAAATTTCAAATTAAATTGCGTGCTGCTGGTATAGTGTGGTACAGTGGAACTATATGACACCAGATTAGCAGTATTGATCACTGACACATTGGAAAAAGTAGGGACACCAGGTTGTGCGCTATCATAGTACCAGCTGGCAGTATTGGTCTGGGTCAGTGTACCCTGGTCAGCCAGTCTCACCTGATTCCATCCGGCGGCTACTGTCCCGGCTGCCCTGGCACTGAAAACTGACCAAAATCCCACTGGGATGCTGCTCAGCACCTGGTTATAATCCTGATTGTTACTGATGGTTAGCTCACCATAGCTACCGTCGCTGGACCCAGTGAGAGTTACGCTGCCGGTACGAACACCATTTACATTGGCCTCTATCAATCCCAGGTTACCTGGACCAGAGTTGACAATAGTACTGGTGGTATAGCTGGGTACTCTTAGCACTGATGTGACCAGGCTACCCGGTACTAGATTTTTATCAGCAGCTGGAGTGTGATCAGTCTGCACAAAGTTGGTCATCCTGCCAGGGGCCACAGTGCCAAGCACAGATAATGTCTGACTGGCTGGAAACACTGGAGGTTGTGGTGGAACCAGTTTTCCCAGAACCTGATTCATCAGTGCAATACCGTCGGTGACTTGTGTACTGCTGGTTAGTGCTACTGCATTACTCACCAGCTGGCCTTGAAGATTACTGCCCAGCGGTATTGTATTACCACGTAATCCACTGAGTGCCAGCAAATCGCTTACCCTGGCAAATGACAGGTTACCTGAGCCATCAGTGATAACCACGCCCTGTGCTGATCCTCCCAGAAGTTTAACTGAACTAACATTGCCCAGGTGCAGGTTCTCACCAGCGCCCACGTACAGGTCAGTGGCATTCCTGGCACTAATGGTTGCACTATCTCCACCAATTACAATGCTGGTGGTACCTATGCTTCCGGATACAGTAAGAGTCTCAGTGGGAGTAATATTGCCCACTCCTACTCTGTGCAGGCTGCTGACCAGACTGATAATAGGCAGTGTGTTGCTGGTAAAAGATAGATCATGCCCCTGTAATTCCAGGGTTGATTGTAGCATGCTACCTGATATTCTACCCAATTTGGGTGCGGCTGTGGCTGATAATTGTACCATGTGTATTCCTATGTATATTTATTTTAGGGAACCAGTGTGGAATTCATACCATATATCACAGTGATATTATTGGACCCAGGGTAGATGTCAGCGGCTGGCGGAGCTTCTACAAAACGCAGTACCCACCCACTGGAATCAACCAGGTCATAGTGTAGAGTGGGTTGTTGATATATTCCACTGATAAACACCAGATAGTTCTCGGGATTCAGCATAGCAGGTATGTCTGGATTCACTGCCACATCAAAGTCAGTGGAAATGCCGTTGCCAGTGAGATATGTCATGACCAATGGCACAGTGCCTGACACTGCTGTTTGACGCCATGCACTGCCATAATAAAATTCCACTGTACCCGAATCCAGGTTGTATCTCATCATGCCATTGGCTGGATGCTCTGGTGTGAGAGTGTCTCTGCCGCTGGGCAGTTGAACTGCCAGCACACCGCTGTCCAGTTGTGCATTCTTAAGGAATCTTCCCATGTTAGATACTCACTGTGCTGATGGTGGCTACCACTGAATTGAGACCACCTGCTGATGCAAATATAGCATCACCCTGGTTTAGTATCAGCTTCTCCAGATCCACAATATAAGTATCACCAGCTACTATGGTTTTGTTTTTATAGATAATGTTTATGGTACCGTCAGGAACTGCCCCGCTGATCACTGCATATAATGAAATGGTCTGACTGGTTTCACTCACATTGCAGAAATACATGGTGGTCACTGCATCACCCGTGAGATTAGATGAGGTGAATATGCTGGCAGGGGTGATTAAGAGTGTTGCGTTGTTGATTGCCATGGGTAGTCCTACATGATCAAGGCAAATACAATTGCCTTGCGTTTTGTTACCAGTTCCTGGGCTGGAGCGGTACTGTTGTTAACAAACAATCCACTGCCTCCGCTGAGTGGAGTTTGTGAGTATACTGTGTTGTATCCAGCCTGTGCGGCAGGCACTGTGCTGGCGTTGCGCATGCTCAGACTGGAGTTTAATTTGATTCTATCACCGGAGCTGTTAAAAATAGTACTTCCCAGTGTATCCAGGTTACCACCCAGCTGCGGAGCTGGGTCATTAATCACACGAAAGGTGGCAGTGGTGGATATGGGAGAGTAGGTGAGGCCATCATTGGATAGTTCCCACTCAGTGATCAGTTCATTCCACCTGACTGTAACCCGGCCCAGGCTGCCACGATCCACTTCCATACCAGCATAGATTTGTGATACACCAGCGCCGGGCTCCCCAGAGTTCAGTGTGATCACATTGTCCTGCACCACTGAGTTCAGTGACTTGATGGTAGTAGTGCTACCGGCAACCACCAGGTTACCGTTGATGGTTATTATTTTGGCAGTAACATCTATGGCGCTATCTGCGCTGCCAGTGATGCTCCAGTTACCATTAAATTTATTTGTGTGAGACATAGCTTACCTGTTATCAAGTATTTATGCGTCGCAGATCAGATGACGACAGCGGGACTGGCCCGCTGAGGTGTCATGGTGTGCCTGACTTAGATCGCTTCGTCGCCTTCTAGATCAGTGGATGGAGTAACCACCACATCATCAGCAGTACCCAGCACTGCATCAGGGCCCGGATCTACTTCACCAGCTTCTTCCACCTGAGCAGCAGCGTCTGATGTGCTGGCACTGAAGTTCCATGCATAGGATACACCATTAATGGTTGCACGATTGGCAGCAATACGTGTGGCATGCCCAACCACACCATTATCCAATTTGAGAGTAATGGTCATCTGACCAGCAGTCAGAGTGTTTGCAGCCTGATCCACCAGGAAACAGATAGCAGTGTTTCCGTTTTTATCTTCACATAAAAACTTGGCATGACCTCGCTGACGCAGGATGAAACCTGGTACACTGGCAGTGCCGTTAAAAAACTGGACTTTAAGATTGTTGTTGGCGTTTACACCGAAATTGCGTTTGTTAATGGGGCGTCCCATGATATTCTCCTGAATGAGTGTTCCAAGCTCTACATGGAACTATTCCACGTAAGTTATACTAACCAATTATTTATCCTGGAGTCGGTCCACTGACTGGCCCACGGCCCACGAAACCCTGTTGTATATTCTTGAATTTACGTGTCTGACCATGCTCACATATGTTAGTCTGCTGACTAATGGCACTGTATACCCTGGCTGCAAAGTCCTTGGACTCAATTTTACTGTGATCCTGTACCCAGCCTAGCATCAGCTGATTTGCCTGTATCATTTTTGAATAATGCCGGGGATACTGTGATATCAGCTGAGTTATTTTTTCTAGCATGTGGACCTTTGCACCTATTTTACACAATCAGAGAACAGCAGTCAAGAAAAAAGGACCCGCGGGTCCTTTTTTATTTACCAAGTAACTTAATAGTTAATGGATCACTGGAAGCTCAGATTAGAAACGGCAATCTCTGCCAAATAGTCGCCGGCATTACCCAGTGAGCTAGCAGTGTTCGTCAATTCCACATATCCATAACGCGTCATAAAACCAACCACTGGTTCAAACGTATTTGGGTCCAGTACCACGCCACTGCTCATCAGTGGAATGTATGGGCAATAGAATGCAGCGGCGTCAGCCTCACTGCTACCCTTGTAACCAACCAACACACTGCGGTCATCCTGTGCATACCCGTCCACATAGATACGCATGGCACCATTCAATGTACCAACAAACTTGGTGTTGGTTGGAGCTTCAAATGTACCTTCCGTGGTGCGAGCGAACGCACTGGTAGTGGCACTTTGCAACACTGTGAGTGCTGCGCTGCTGACCACGGCCCAGTTACCTGCGCCACGACGTGTACGCTGTGCAATCAGGTTGGCTGCGCGATTGATCAACACTGCCAATGCAGCATGCTCGTCACCAACGAAGGTGGCCGTACCGCTGACAGTTGCTTGGTTGTAGGTGTACTCAGTTGCAGCCAGGCTACGCAGGCTACCCAGGATTTCCTGGTCGATTTCGACCGTGATTTCCTGTGCCAGTGCGGCCATGACTTCTGCTTCCACATCCAAACCGTGCATGGCTTGGGCATCTTGTGCAGCTTCGAAAGTCCAGCGTGCGCTGAGCTTACGAGTTTTAGCTTCCACAACTTGTTTCAGAATCTGAACGTTGATGCGGTTACCAGTAACACCCTCCATGGCAGCCAGGCTGTTGGCCTTGCCGTTACCTGAACCACCCACTGTGGCACCGGAGTACTGTGTGGCGATTTTGAATGGGCTCAATGCCTCGTCACCACTACGGGTGCTCTGGCTGCTGTCTGTGGTGTGATTAACCCCGTCAGCATAGCGAACGCGCAGAGTATGAATCTGAGCAACTGGGCCAGTCATGGGCTGAACACCCACGATTTCATTGGCAATAACCGTGGGCATCACACGGCGAATAACTGGAAGAATCACACGGTTCAATGTGGCAATGCTACCAGCGCTGGTACCACCAGCAGTGGCACTCTCGCTGAGGTTTTTACGGGTGTTTTCCAGGATCACGCCCATGGTGGTTCGCTTGGAACCTTGCAGTCCCTCTAACAGGGCTTCTTTGGTTTCGCCCCAACGGCTCTCTAGTAATGCGGTTGTCATATATTTTCCTTTTAATTAATTAGGGTTTATTTAAGCCCTGCAAGTCTTTTCAGATCAATGACATTGGTGTCACGGCTCTGGACTGCACTGGATTTAATGGATTTATCACCGGTAACTGCACGGCCTTCGGACATATACTGTTTGTTTGGAACTGTATTGGCCTTGCTGCTGTTCAGCACTGATGGTAGATATTTCTCGTACGCGCCCTGCAACTTGCTGGTTTGCACACTTTCCAAAAGTTCGCTCATCACGGCGGCTTTTTCTGTGTTCAGAGGTCTCATCATGCCAGCCAGAATGGCCTTGCGTTCTGAGGATTCTTTGATCACACGGATTTCTGTTTCTTTGGATTCAACCAAACGAGCGGCACGGACTGCCACGTTCTTGGCTTCTGCTAGTGCTCCGGATTGCTGTTTTAATGCAATACGCAGCTTGGTGACTTCTTTGTTCTCATTCAGATGAGTAACTGCAAATTCGCCAGCAAATGCCTCAAACAAACGACGGCCAAACATGTTTTCACGTGCCAGCTGTACGTCTTCCTTCAGTTGAGTCAACTCGGACTCAAGATTCTTGGTAACTGCTTCTTTGACCAACCGGCTGCTGCGCTGAATAAATTGTTTTTGCAATTCATCCAGTTTGCTTTTGGCTCCAGCAATCAGTCGGACCTTGGTCTCAACCACTGCTTTTTTGTCATTCTCGAATTCTTTGATTTCTTCAGCCAGAGCTCGTATTACGAATTTCTCCAACTTAGCAATGGAATTTTCGTATACCTTGCGATCACTGCGTAGTTCTTGGATTTCTTCACCCAACTTGGCGACCATGAAGTTGTTGAACTTCCCGGCGGATTCCGTCATGTGAACCTTGAACTTTACGCGATCTTCGGCTAACGATTGTTTCTCTTGCTTGAACTCAGCCAGTTCGGAAACTAAGCTTTCAGTTACCATCTTATCCAGAGCCTCAACCATCACGGTTTTATCGTGTTGGTAGCGTTGTGCAAATTCTTCACGTAGCTCAGCACGTACTGTTTCCTTGGCTTCGGAAAGTTTTTCTTCCCAGGCCTCGTTAATAGACTGTGCAACAGATTCGTTAATAATCCCGCCGTCCGCTAATGCTTTAATGGCATCTAGTTTCATTGGTTTCTCCTGTTATACTTTAAGTTCTTTGATGAAGCGTGTCATTGCTTTCACCAGGTGCTGTTGCACTCTTTGATCATGTATGGCATCCCCGGCCATCTCATAGACTCTATGCCCACCCTTGACATTCATCAAACTTTCATAAATTGCTTTAGGATAAGCGTGAGGTGCACTGGGTTGAGCCACGATGTCAACAGTAATGATTTCAAAGTCACTCACATGACCACTGCTTTCATTCACGTTGCCAGATCCACGGGAACTAACCCCCAATTTCACACCACTGGTGATCATGGCCTCCACTAGCTTGCCCATGGAGGTTGGTAGTATTTTTAATTTTCCGTAGCCGCAAGGACCGTCCATCCACATCTGTTCAATCATATGTGATACACGATCCAAGTTGATTTTTAAATCATCCGGGTGATCCACTTCGCCTAAAACGGAGTATCCACCTTTGATTTGTTCATTGATAGTACCAACAGCGTTTGCAATCTCAGACACGGGGTACACACGTTGGTTGGCGTTTTTAACACCACCCTCGATGAAAATACCCTTCATGTAAAGACTCTTACCCTTACCGTCGCTGGTATCCTCGGACAACACCTCAATGTTGGCCCGATCAAAGGTAAGATTTTCTTTTAGATAGTATGCCATTGTTATTGACTATTTATTTGTTTGGGAAACCCAGGCTGTCCTTCTTTACCGGGACACTGCCATCTGTAGTAGAACCTTCGGAGCTTTTAGCTTTTTCCTTGGTCTTGTAAAAAGTCTGTGCGCCTTTGTTGCCGCCCACCTGATTTACATTGCGTTCGCTGCCAGGAACTGCCACTGGAGCTTTCATAAAACCGCCAACCTTGGCATTTGGCTTGTCACCAGTGATAGCACTGGTATCAGCACCGCGGCCACTGACCATGTTGGTGGCAGTGCCACCCATGTCATTTTTTCCAGCCACTGGATTGGACTTATTCACTGTAAAGGAACTACCGGACTTACCGATTTCCTTACCCTCAGCTTCACCAGACTTCTCAGCGCCGTGGCCGGCTGTGATTTTTTCCACATATTCGCGCATCAAATCAACTTCGCTCATTTTACCGCTACCACTGCCTTTTTTAGCAAATGGATTACCGCTGCCGGATTTACCGCTGCCGCTCATGCCGCTGCCGGATTTACCGCTGCCGCTCATGCCGCTGCCGGATTTACCGCTGCCGCTCATGCCGCTGCCTTTTTTAGCAAATGGGTTCTCTGCTTCCATGGCTGGTGTACTTTCCATGTCGTCGTCCATGCCGCCATCCATGTCGTCGTCCATGTCGTCATCCATATCCATATCAGATTCTGTATCGTCGTCGCCCATGAGGCCAGCAAATTCAGCTTCCAGGTCTGCGATCGCATCTTTAATATTTTGAAATTTTTCTTCTGTGTCGCCATCAGCACCCATGTCATCCATGCCGTCACCCATGTCATCCATACCGTCATCCATGCCGTCGCCCATGTCATCGCCCATGTCATCCATGCCGTCGCCCATGTCATCACCAAACTCGTCGTCGCCTTCCATGGTTTCCTCGCTGGAAACTTCATCTTCCAGGCTAGCACCCTGATCATACTGATCAACAGTTTCTGCCATTTGATCCTGGTCCATTAGACTTTCATAGATATCACGGCTCTTGGCTACTACAATGTTGTGGAACAGTGCACGGGCCTTGTCTTCCTGATTATTGATGATATATTCAATAAGAGTTTCGTATTGGTTTTTCATGGTTAAAAATTCTTTCTAAATTAAGTGGATAGTTAATAGTACTTATGGTAATAATTTAATATCAGTGTATTACTGGCAGTTTTAACGCTATTTGACGCAAACCCTTGCTGATAATCAAATTCCCATGGCCCCGCCCATGCCACCACCCTGGGCAGCTGGTTTATATTGTCGATTGATTGATTTGAGATTTTCTTCATGCTCAAATTTTCGTATGTCTGCTGCCTGACGTAACTTGCTCAGATGCCCAAAAGTCAACTTTGTTTTTCGCAAGTCACCCAGACGCATCACTGAGTTATCATCTTTTTCCACCCGATATCCCGGAGCGTCGCTGTGATCAAATAATTCTATAATAAACATATATCTTATTTACCCCAAAGTGAATTTAAGCTGCTGGTGCTGGAACATTTGCACCAGCACCCGCGGCAGGGGCACCTGGTGCTTCAGCCGTCCCACCAGCCATGCCAGCATCACCTGCCAGGTCAGGTGAGACATTTTCCAGGTCACTGGACAGCCCACCAGGAGTGATGCCCACGCTGCGTAGATCAGTCTGCCCTGGTGGTGCAGCTTCCACATCCCCCTGCTCCTCTGCCCATTGCTGCTGGTTTTCATTCATTTCCTGCTCACTTAGCCCCAGATATCGTTTCATCAACCAGCGCTTGGAAAAATATGGATATGCTTCCAGCTGTGTAAATGTGGCAATCCTGGCTGAATCCACATCAGCCTGAGCATAATGTGCAAAGTTTTGTGGCTCCATGAGTACCACATCAAATAGTGCACTGTCAATATTCACACCACGCCAGCGCATGAACATCTTGAACTCCTGGTCCATTTTGTCCACAATCATTTTCTGCAAACGTATGCAGTATTCGTTGAATCTTTTTTCCTGTATCAGTGCAGTTCCAACTTTTCCATCATTAAATGTGGCGCTACCCTCATCTGCGCCAGTGGGCAAATAGCTGCTGGGTATGCGTAGTCCACGAAATAGTTTGTTGGTAAAGAATCTCAGATCAGTTATTTCCCCAAGATTTGAATTTTGAGTGAATACGCCAGATGACAGCGCAAAATTATGGAAATCGTGATGCTCTTCATGTTGGTCAATGGTTAGTGTACCCACTTGAATTTTAGTGTCCAGATACTCAATACATACAATTTTATGATTATATTCCAGGACATCTTTCTTGAAATGACCCCAGCTGCTATAACCATTACGCTTGATGCATGCAACTAACATTGATGAATTAAAATGTAATCCCTTCCATTTTTTGCTGTTAGTATCCACATTAATAGATTGCAGATGTCCTAGAAACTTAGGATCCATGGACATCTCGCTGGCTATTAAATCAATAGTTACATGTTTAGCAGCCATGACATGGCTTTGAATCATGTCCATGGCAATTTTATCATATTTAATTTCTTGATTACCAAAATGCTTATTATAATAATCATGTAACCCTTCCGTTAATTTGGAAATATGTTGAGTCTTTTCCGTCTCAGCCATGCTTGCCCACATGGCTAATGCCCTCTTGCTATACTCCTTAATACATTTTTCGTACTCACTGGGGGCGTGCAGCTGCATTTCAGATAACCGATGTGATGCTGCTAACGTACCCAGCTGTTGCACTTCCGCACTAAAACCATTGAATGCATGATATTCTTGATGATTTTCCCAATCCATTAACACTAAATTTTCCGGAGAATTATTAAATCTATCATGATCCACATGATGTACTACATCATGGTCATGATGTTCACTATCAATACCAAACGTAAATTTATCCAGTGGCAGGTTATCCCTGACTACTCTATGAACAAATTCCCATTTCTTGGAATGATTTTGGTATACTTGAGTGTACTGACGCTTTGCGAATTTTGAAATTACTTCATTTTTTATATTATGTGGAATTAAACTGTCTGATACTACCAACTCATCAGCCCGCAGCGTACCTCTACCAATAATTGGAAATTTATGATCTGGGGTAACAATGATACTTTCGCCATTGTCCAGCGTCAGTTTCATTACTCTGGCAGATTGTTGCGTTACCCCTGCCCAGCTAACCTTGCCGGGTACCACTTGACCAGATTTTGGATCACAACTGTATACCCAATTTTGTTTTCCATTCTGGTATTCATCGGACATTTCCGTCAGTGTTAATGTTCTACCATCCAATAATGGTACCCTGGTATCCATGGCCAAGCAGCCACCAGGCAATGCTTCCACGCTACTACCCCGGCCATCAGCAGTAACCGGAAAAAAGAAATCCTCATTTGTGCTTAGTGGATTATATGTAGCATCCATCATGTTTGCCCCGCCACCACTTTGGGTAGGAATTCGACGCTGAGCGATTTCATTTTTAATACGATCCACGAATGCCATGGCCATGTGCGGGGGCATGTTACCCACATCAATCTTAAAAATTCTTCTCTCAGGTGCACGTTGCACACGATATATGATAATACTATCTTCCAGCAGTTCCTTCTGTTTAAATACCTTGAATACATGTTCCAGTACACTGGTACCAAAAGGCCAGTATGCATCCAGCCCCTCAGTCAAGCTCATATGCACTATGTGCTCGGCATTAATCACTGCTTCGTTGTGCTGATGAGAGAATCTGGAACCGCCGCTCTGTGCAGTATTGGGGGAAATATAGCCGCCATTGCCACCACCAACCTGGGGAGAATTACTGTAGCTATCGCTGGTACTCACTGCGGTTACAGTAAGATTTTGAAAATTAGGGTTGATGTCCTTGATCATGTACTGTTCAGGCTTTTTACCGTCAGCCTCATTCACAATTACCTTGGTCACGTTACCCATTTCAGTCCACATCATTTTAAATGTCTGCGGATCACGTATAAACACCTGATCGCCGTACTTTAGTGTGTTGCGTACTATTTTAAACATACGCTTGTTGAACTCATTCAGTGCCACCCACTGCTGCAACTGCTCTTTGATAATGTTTACTTCATGATCAGTGGGCTTGTCCTTGTACCTGATCTCAAATGGTGTATGATTTTCACTGTTATCCTGGGAGCAAAACTCAGCCAAGATATCCAGTGCAGCATTTACTTCACTATCCTGATCCATGGCTTCATATTGGTTATAACGCTCTATGCGGTTAGGGTGACCCACGTATACCTCAGGAAGCGTGCTCTGATAATTACGATAGCCTGGCTCAGGCATTCGTGTGCTACCGTTACCCAGTGGGCTAAGGTTGCTGGAGACGTTTGCCGTCTTGAAAAACTTTTTCCATGCCATATAATATAATTCCAGTGTATCGTATATTTAGCAGCATTTAACCCATGCTATTTGCAAGTCTCCGAGTATAATCTCGGTTATCACTGAGGATACTGATCAGCTCGTCCTGTTTGGCCATGGCATCTTTCATCAGCATCAGCTGCTGAGCGAACAGATCAGTCATGGGTACTAGATTCATATTCATTGGTTTGTTTGGTGACCCCATGCCAGCTGGTTCTGGTACATTGATGGCTGCGGTGGTGACCACTGGCTCCACTGGAGGTTTGGGAATCATGGAAGAAATCATCGACCGCAAACCAGTGATAGCTGAATCCAGTACGGGTACAGGAATCGACTGAACTGTGCTAGTGATTATATTACCAATGCTGCCAGGTATGCCCACTAGTTTATCAGTCGCACTAACAATAATTCCAGCAGTAGTGGATAAGTTTGGCACCATTGATGATGTAATATTTGCTGCTGACAGCATATCAGTGGTCATTTTAGATACAGCGGAATTCTGAGATTGTGTGATATTATTAGAATTCACCAGGTTCGCAATCATGCTGCTCATGGTACCCAGTAATGCTGTTGGGTCAGGCGTATTAGACCGTGCCACTGGGGATGATGGTGCACGGGCCCCTGTTCCTGTGCTGCGATCAATGCTGGACTGACTGCTCAGCATATTTTGCATGTGTGCATATCCAATTGACCCAGTGTCCAGGGTGCCACCACTCATGGGTACCACTAGCTCAGTGCCATGTAATAGCTGCTGGTACCCTTCACTGGGCCCAGTGGATATACCACCAGTGGCCAGTCCTTTGGATTTTGCAAGACCTGCGGCCATACTTATTCCGGTGCCAATGGCCATGGTTGCCCCGCCCGCTGCGGCAATGGCCGCTCCTGGGACAACACCGACGCCAGTGGCCGCCACCAGTGCACCAAGACCAGTCATGGCCAGCCCAACTCCTTGGGCTAACTCTCCAACTTTGGTAGCGTTGTCAGCTAAACTCTCACTATCCTTGCCCTCTGCTGATGATTTTACTGAGCCCACTGCCTCACCAACTTTACTAATAGCTTTGATCATCAGTTGGTTGTTTGCTGCCAACAGTTCACCAAACTCTGCCAGATGAGGAGTTACTGCTTTTTCCAGGGTGGAGGTTAGTTTTTCACCTGATATTTGTATACCAGATAAAACTTTCGTAGTTGCATCAGTGGTGTTCATTGCCCCACTGATGTCAGTTTTAACCTGGTCCACTTGATCAGGAGTGCGTACTCCTTTCTGGAATTCTAAGGATACCTGGTTGAACAGACCAGACACCGCAGCGGCGTCGCCGCTTATGCCTGCCAGCTGCACTTGCCCCAGTGCTTCCATGGATTTAGCTGACCCCAGCATGCCCTGTTTCATGATAGCAGTGGCAGTGCCGACTCCTACAGCACCATTTTGAATCTGATCAGCTATGTTTTTCACCCCAGTAGCCACTGCTGGTACCTGTGCCATGAGTATAGCAGAGGATTTATCTACAACTGTTCCTAAAAATTTCTGTTGCATTACCGCAGTTCTTAGTGCAGCAGGTATAGTAGCTAGTCCTTCCATAAAGGAAGTTCTCTCATCTGCACTCATTGCGTCCAGCTTTACCTGAACTGCTGCATTTGCAGATGCCTCTCGAGCTTGCTGCATCCTCGCACGGGCATCGTCGCCAGTGATTGCAGCAATAGTACGCAGATTTGTGGCATACTCCTTGGTGGCCTGCCCCAGTTGAGTGCCAGTGAGTGCCTGTATGTTAACTCCTGCCAGCTGTAGCTGAGACATGGTGTCAGCCACTAGCCCACCCTGCTCAGTTATAGTATATCCCAGATTGGCCAGAGAATTCTTTAGGTCAGGATCCTTTAGTGTGTTGGCAATCTTCTTGGTACCATCAGCAATACTTACTCCTGATGTGTACAGTGCTGCATTATTATTCTTAACAATTTCGCTCATGGACTTGATGCTAATCTCAGCCTCGCTGGACGCAGCCATCATACCGCTCATGCCATTTGTAAAGTTTGCACCAGCGCTGGACATCTGCTGGAAAGATGCTATCTGCTTGATGGTTTCAGTGGTCAGCACTGTGATTGCTGTTTGAGCCAGAGCAGTGAGTCCACCAGCAACGGTACCAGCGATCACGCTAAGTAATGATAAAGCCACGCCTGCTTTGCCAGTTTTACCGCCCATGACTGACATGGCAGTACCCACGCCGCCAGCGGCACTGGCCGCTGCCTGTAAGCCACCACCAGCCAGTGCTACCTCTGCACCCAGCAGTGCAGAAGATGCACCTATACCGTCTGAGCTGCCTTGTATATTGCCTATGGATGACTTGATGGTGCTGCCCATACCAGATATCATCTTACCAAAGGCTGCACTGAATTCAGCCTGCGACTTGGCTGCAATCTGGTCACGTGCAGCACTGCGCAGTGCTGCTTTCTGTGCCTCCACTATCTCTGACCTGGCACTGATTTCAGCAGCAGTGCCCAGCTCCCCCAGTGAATCATCCAGCGCATCTATGGTATCCTGCAACTGCTGGTAGTCATCTGCGGCTGATTTGAATAATTTATTTAATTTGGACTGTTGTTCGCTGGCGGCGTTGAAGCCACGCGTCATGTTCTGTGCACTTTTAACCAGCTGTTCAAACTCCTTGGGCACCGGGGGTTTTTCCCTGGGTGTGGTACTGTTGCCCCCACTGGTGCCAGTGCCGTCCAGGGCCTGCTGCATCAGGCGAAAGTATTCGTCTGAACTTAGTTCATTAATTGTGATCATAATATTGGCCCATAAATAGTTATATACCAATATTTATGGGATCAAACCATGTCAACCAATAGCACAAATCCATTATCTCAATTCTTTCGTCAGCCATCAATATTTCTTAAACTTCCCAGCGGTGGAAAATGGTGGCCTGACGGGTCGCTGGACCTGCCCATAACTGGGGAAGTAGCCGTGTGTTCCATGACTGCTGGAGATGAACTCCTGCTGAAAACCCCGGACGCGCTGCTGAATGGCCAGGGCATGATATCAGTGATACAAAGCTGCTGCCCTGCCATACTGGATGCCTGGCAGATGCCCAGTGTGGATGTGGACGCCGTGCTAATTTCCATCAGGAATGCCACATACGGCAGCATGATGAGTTTTGACAGCCGGTGCCCCAGCTGCGCTGAAAATAATGAGCACGAAGTGGATCTGACCAATCTGATGGATCAGCAGAAGTTTGCTGATTATTCTGGCATCATACAGCATGGGGAGCTAAAAATAAAACTACAGCCCCAGCCATACTATGATCTAAATCGCGCCAATGCAGTATCTTTTGAAGAACAAAAGTTAGCGCAGGTGTTGGAGCAGATGAAGGATCTGGATTTGGCCACCAGAGCAGCCCAGATGGACCAGAGTGTGGCCAGACTAATAAAACTGAACATTGATTCACTAACCGCCAGCACTGAATACATTGAACTACAGGATGATCGTCGTGTGACCAATCGTGAATTCATACATGAGTTTTATTCAAATACCAATGCTGTACTGTCCAAGAAAATCAAAGAAAAATTAAACTCCATACATCAGGAGTCCAAAACTGCACCATTGCAGTTAAAATGCATGGAGTGTGAGCAGCAGTACAGTACTGAACTGACTTTTGATTACTCAAGTTTTTTCGGCAAGGGCTCTTGAATCTGAAGGATAATGAACAGCTGGGCAAGTACCTGGCATCATTTGAAAATCAGTCAAGAGCCCTTAAAAAAGAACTAAAGAAACTATGCTGGTACATGCGCGGTAGTATTTCGCATGATGAATCATTCAGATTAACACCTGAGGATCGTAAGTTAATCACTGAGTTGATCAATGAGAATCTTGAGATAACCAAAACTACCAAGCTACCATTCTTTTGATATTCATGGCGTGGCATATCATTTGGTATAACTTAATTCATCTCCAGTTAGGTTTGCTGAGCAAACCTGTTGTTTTCGCTATCGCTCAACAACATTTGTCTTCGACAGTTTATTATACTAATCAGTGTAAACATGTTAATTGTCTGATGCAATTAGATAACTTATAACAATCTACATGATGTGCCGAGCGCAGCGCAGTAACTATTCATCTAGATAGGCTGGTCAAGGTTCGCCTGATGAACAGGCGAACAAATTTTTCCTTCATCTGAGTGAAGCCAGTCGTTAATTTTAGCGGGTGCACAACTATTAAATACACTTGCACGAAGAGGCGGCTGATCGGTACCCCTTGCTCCCACTACGTTCGTCAAACAGCAGAACCCCGTCGCCACCAAAATACTAGCAGCGATAGAGCATATGGTTGTATCTTTTTCACAGTGCCATAATCCTTGTCCATAATGTAATTTCTATTCAAATGCTCAAACGGTTGGAAAATGTGATTCACCGTCGTCGTCCTGTTAAGGATAGTGAGCAAGTACTCTTTGTAGCTAGAGATTTTCGGTTCCCAGTGACCCGGTGGTCCTGTTGTCATCGCCACTTGAAATTAGCTAGTGGATGCCATTACTACTGAATAAAAATTTATTTAAGGATTGGGATTTGACATGGTGTCTGATTGCAGTGATGTATAATCACAGCAGTTAATGTATTTATTCTAGCTGAAATCACTGAGTATTGCAATAGTTTTGATGAACTACTCTACCCAAATAATGCATCAGGCTATTGGGGGTATTGACGTGGTGTCGGATTTTAATAGGAATTTTTTTATAATATGTGAGCCGTGAACTCTCACTGAAATTTGACCATTGTAGTAGTCCATGGATTCCAGTACCTTGCGTTCAAATTGTTCACGAGCTTCTATATATGAAGTCTCAGCCTTGGAGGAACAATAGTGTAGTATTTCCCTGGAGAAATTTTCAGCACCCATGCTAATAACATCTGCACTGAGCTCCAGGCTGCTGCCATAGTATTCAACCCAATCTGACTCAACAGATCCTCTGATTTTTTTTCTTTTCTTGGTACCGTTTTTCAGTTTAACTACCTTGTAGGTGGTTTTGGCAAACTTAGCCAGCTTCTTACCCACGTATCGACGTCCACTGACAGTATTGGTTATTAGATACACAAAACCCACGCAGGTGTCTGGTAGCTGCTCAACAATATTTCCCTGATAGGTCCAGATCATGTTAGGTGGGTGTATGGTGCATATACAGTAGTTATACTGTCACCAGGAACTCATATAATTTTCTGTCATAACTGACGATTTACATTTAGTTTGACACTCAGTCCATCGAAAAGTGCGTAATTCGGTGTCCCAAAATTGATCATTAACTACGTCAGTTAGATCTCTGTGATTTAAGTCAAACCGCTTGGCCAATTCGCGCCATTCACTATTGTGACCGTAACGATTAGCCACCCAGCAACAAGGGTATAATCTACCCTGTGCATCGATATATAATCCCTTGTTACCAATACTACATAAAGGTACAATCGGCTGGGATAGATCTGCATTTTTAATTAATTGGATATTAATTGGATGAATACTATCCATTTTTCCAAGAGCGGTCAATGGTGTAATAACTCGTTCAAATCTATATGAGTGAGATACGTATTTTGATGATGGCTCCAGTGGATCCTGCTCGCCATAGTGGGGATAAATTTTACCAAACTTGGTGGATAATGTTAGTTGAAAAACATCCATGCCCAGCTTCACTGCATGAGATTTCATACTATCCAGATGATCCTCGTTAAATTTAAATGCTATTGCTGCCCATACTAGTTTGCAGGTACTGCTGGAACGCAAAGATTTGATCCCCGTGATGATAGAATTAAAATTGCTGTTCACACGATATATATCGTTACTATGTTGATCGTATCCGTCAATACTAAAATGCACAGTATCCAGCGATGTTAGGGTCCTGCCCAGGTCAATCCACCATTGAGTTTTTTTATAGCTACCGTTGGTCACTATTAAAAATTCCACTGGCTTTACACTTTTAACGTATTGTATCACTGGAATTAAGTCGTGTGCATATATGGGATCACCATCGTCTCCACAAAAAGTAATTTTCTCCACATGTTCTAGTATAAACTCAGGTGTAAAATTTTTCTTAAAGAACTTCAATGTCAGTTCAGTATTAACTAGACTATCAGGAACTTCCTGTCGGGCACATCTGGTGCATTTTAGTGTGCATTTACTGCTAATTTCAATATGAAAATGCCATGTGGCCAGCATAATATAGTTTCCCTGTATATATGTTTAAACGGTAATATATCATAATATATTACCTTTGTATGTTTACGATAGCAAATCCATAATCAACCTACTTCACTTATTTCTGTATCAGTACTATATTCTGTGAATCCATTGGATTTTACCACATGCAGTGTATTATTTACGCGACCTACCAGTTCGTCCTTGTGTGATACCAACCAGATACTCTTTTTCTGCTCACGACTGGTTTTCTTCAATATGGCCAGTGCACTCTCAATACCACTGGCGTCCAGTCCGTTATCGATCAGCTCATCAATGAATAACAAGTTTATTTTCTGATACAAGGATTCCCAAACATCACGGAATGCCCAGCTAAGTGACAGTATCAGACGATTTCGTTCCCCACGTGAAAGATTGTCAAAGTCTAGCTCTCTGCCAAGTTCCTCAATGGTTACTGACAGATCGTTATTGAACTTTACAGTATGTGGTAGACCAATTTGTCCCAAATAATACCCTAGTCTGATATTTAAGTAGGATAGATTCTGATCAATAATTTGTTTACGGATGAAACTATCCTTGTTACTCAGCAGCTTGTATAGCATTTCCTGATGATCACGTAACAGACCCAGCGCTTCAATTTCATCATAGGTGACAGATTCAATTCCCACGTTGCACATTTCTTGAATTTGCTCAGAGTATGGATCCTGTTCTGCTTGCTTATTCAGTAATTGCTGCTGTATGTGTGCAATACTGCTGCGATGCTCCACTGCATCATTTTCATTATCATAGTAAACCTTGGGTTGGGTACCAGCAGCACCCAACTCTCCGAGTTTAGTGGTATGCTCCAATAACTGTGTGTTGGTTGCTAGATATTGTAATGCAGCTTCCTGTAATGCAGCTTCCTTGCTGGCCAGTACAGTGGAGTGAGCATCATCATGTAAGTCGCTACCGCATGCATAACACTTGTGGTCTTTGAGTAGATTTACTTCCGATTTTAATTTATCAATGAGTTTAAGTTCGCGCACCTGGGACAAATCACACTGTTTGATATATTTGTTAACACTGGCCAGCTCTCTGGTTAGCTCAGTCCAAGCAGTCAGTGCTCGGTGTGCGATCAGTTCAGCCGCGATGTCAATATGGCCCAACTCAGTCTGAGACTCTTGCAGATCATTTATATCCTGTGTATGTTTGGCGACCCACACACGCTCTCTACGACGTAGATTCTCTATTTGTTCTTCCACTCGTTTGTTGGCATCAGTTACTGCCTTGATGCGGAATTCTTCTTGTGTGATGGCGTCCTTGGAGATTTTGATCTGATCCTTGAGCTTGTCAGCTTTTTCACTGAGCAGTGTGATGCCCAGCAACTGCTCGCTGATCATGCGCTGATCATTTGCACGCATGCTAAGAAACGGCTCAGTGTATGTATTCAGCGCTAGAATGTGTTTGAACATGTCATGACTCATGCTGTATATACGTTCCAGCTCGGCCTGTGTTTCTCGACTGTCACCCTGCGCATCATCCACTTTTTTCTCGTCTCCGCCTACCCATAGTTTCATAACAGTAGGTTTACGACCACGTTCAATTTTATACTCTACTCCGTCCTTGGCAAACTCCACTGTGACCAGCATGTTCTTGGCATTGGTGCGATTGATTAAATTATCCTTGCGGATGTTACTGATGGCATTGCCGAACATGGCATAGCTCAGTGCATTGATGATGGTGGTATTATGTGAGAGTATTCCGTTTGAGTAGAATCTATGATTCGGGGAATCCACTGTCAAGTCAAACATTGGCTCAAATACACATTGGTTTACCACTGTAGCTACCAATTGTGGTCCAGATTCAGTCATGATTTTGGATCGCATGGGGATGAGATCTTTGACAAACACTTGGTTTAGATCGTGATCAAACACAATATGAGTGTCGGCAGCATCCAATTGCAGCCCGCCTGTGGTAGACAAACTCCATTTTTCATAATCAATAGTTTTGTGAATTTTGTTTAAATTAACCCACCCAGTGTCGGTATCAATCTCAAAATTTGAAATATCAAATGATTTAACAAATTTTCTAGTTATTGAGTCAGAAAGTTCAAGCATTTAGTAATAGTTCCAGGTAAGTCATGTTTTGTTTCAGATTCCCATACAACCAGGACCTGGTATCCCTGGTCCTCTAGTAGTTTTTGTCGAGCTGCGTCATCAGCCCAAATTGTTGCAGCGATTTTAGATTTAATTTTACTGTGGCTACTGTATTTTTTCGGATTAGCGTGCCAGTAATCACCGTAATATTCAATTATCTTTCGTCCGTGTAAAC